CCAGCGTCACGCCACATCTGCACTACGCTGTCGCGGTCCTCAAAGACGGCGGCGATGCGGCCACGATCCTCTGGCAGCAGGCTGTCCAGCCATTCCCGCTTAATCACGTAGTCGTGCCGGTGGTCGCCGCTCTTTCGCATCCTCCATTCGTGCGGAAGGCAGTCGTTGTCGATCCACCAGCGAATCGTCGGCCCCGAGACTTCGTCCGAGCGGCCGGTCCAAATCCACACCTCGGCATCGCTGCGTAGAGCCCTCATCACGTGAATCGTTGACAGGATCGGAGCGTCGTCCTTGCTGGCAGCGAAAAACGCGGGCCAGTCCTTCTTCTCGCCTTGGATGAAGTGCAGGCGGTGCGATGCGTCGGCTAGCGTGCCGTCCAGATCGAAGATGTAGACCGGCGAAAGACTCTCCGCCGTGCCGCCGGACGAGCCCAAATCTGAATTGATGGTTTTCATGGTCACACCCTCGGATGGTTATGAGGATCGTTGTGACCCTGCTCACAGCTAGAGCAGAAGAACCAGACAGCACCGAAAAGGAATCCAACGATGCAGGCGGTCATCCAGACGTAATCAGGGATTTCAGGCAGGGTCATGCAGCCTCCGGAACTTTGGGTGCGTACAGATCGCGGACTTCTTCGTCGCTGATGTCACCGGGACGGATGGGGCGAAGGTTCTTGTCCTGAACGTGGACCTCGCCTGTCCACGGCCGACCTTGGTTGTCAACCATCGGAGTGCCGCCAATGATTCTTACGAGCCATGTATCGACGCCAATGTGGCCGCATACAAACTCCCACTCACCAACGTACTTAAGGACTTCGACAAATCGGCCACTGTTCCGATTGCCGACATCGGAGCCATTCGGGTTCACCGTGATCGCCAAATCTCCAGGCTTGCAGTTCATAGCACCCCCGCACGCTTAAGGGCCGGAGCCATCTGCTTGAACATCGCCATGACTTCGGCCATGTCCGGCTCGCCCGACTTGTCTTTTAGGAACTTCTCAACCAGGTAGTAGATGGCGGTGAAGTCGCGGGACTTTTCCAGATACACCTCAAAGCTATCTACGCTGAACTTGCGGGACGGATCGGCTGACAGCTCCACCGACAGATTCCCAGGCGCTTTGTCCAGATCAATCGCGGCATTGGTCAGGCCGTACCGATAGACTGAGGACGCCACGCAGTCACGCAGCGAGGGATAGCGGTCAGTAAGGCCCGGCTCAAAGTTCAGCGTTAGCTGGTTTTCGGGGGGCTTGATTGCCGTCGATACTTTCACGTATCACCGCCTATCTGTAGTTATCAGACTTGTCGAAAAAAATGGAGGCTTAGCGAAACGCGGAGCCCAAACGATGATCGACAGCACCCACCACCAGCAGACCAGCAATGGCGGGATGTGCCGTGGGAGCTGCGGGAAGGGCAACGACAGCAGGCTTGGGAGCGGCAGGGGTGGGCTCAGCGATCAGCCGATAGACCGGATCGCGGTCTTCCATGATGGAAAGCGCCAGCTCCATGCCGTTGAACATGCCGTTGCTGTAGCCGTCAACATCCCAGTTGCCATCCTTGCCGTGAATGGCGAGGACATATCGAAGCTGCCGGATGGCTTCGCTGTTGGCGTCAACGACAGGGCCGCTGATTTCCAGGGCGTCAATGAAGTATTCGGTCATGGTCTTCTCCGGTTGGATAAGGGGGACTACTCAGGCGGGAGACTTGTCGGCAATAAGGGCGAAGAACTCAACATCCGTCCTGTCCTTTTTGGCCCGGTTGCATGGCATGCATGCGGCCACGAGGTTGATTCGCTCGTCGCCCCCGCCGAGGGCTCTGGGCATCCTGTGGTCAACCTCCCAAGTGCCAGTCAACTCAAGGTCTGTCTTGCAGTAGTGGCACTGGCCGTTCCCTGCGGCAAAGATTTCACGCAGGCGCTTGCCGATCTTCCTTGGCTCTTTTGGCTTGTTGATGGCCTTGGTGATGGCGGCGTCAGCCTGCTTTGCCGCCATTCGCGCGCGCCCCTGTGCGAAGAAGGCCGCCATGCGTTCACGAGGAATGAGGGAAAGAATGCGGCGAGCGTCTTCAAGCGCATACACGCGCGAGTCGGTGTAGGTCACAACCACGCCGGAGAGGGCTTCAAAAACCCAGCAGTCTTGTTCACCATCAACTCCGGGGCCCCATGCCAGATAGAACTCACCACCAGTGAAGTGCGGCGCGTATGCGCGCTTCTTGCTGGCGCTAGGAGGGATACCTCTTTTGGAGAACCTCTCGATGCGGTCGATCTCGACCCACTGAGCTTCGGTGTAGATGGGCTCCATCACGCCGCCTCCGTTTCCGGCCCCCAATTGAACTCAGGGTTCAACTTGCGCCTGGACACGCCGGAGAGCTGTTCAAGCTCCACGCACCTAGCGGCTGGGACAACCCCATTCCTAATCCAGTCCGACAGCGAAGCCTTGGTGACTCCCAATGCGTCCTGAACCTTTTTGCGGCCACCCGCCTTCGTGTACGCCTCTTCAATTGCCGGATTACTCATGCCCAGAGTATGACCGAACCTTACCGCCTGAGTCAAGTTGGTTCGTACTACAGAGTTGGCATATCGAGGGCAAGTCTTATGCTGATCTGATGACGTTCGGCACCAGACTGAAGCAAGTGAGAGAGGCCAAGGGCATAACCCAAAAGACTTTAGGGAAAGGGCTTGGTGCTCGCGGCAAGGACGCGAGTAAAGCCTCCCTATCCGATTGGGAGGGCGGGGATCATTTCCCCAAGGTTGACCAGCTCATCATCATCTGCGAGCGGCTTTCTGCCAGTGCCGACTATCTTCTGTTCGGCAAGGAGGTGGCGACTGGCCTGTCCCCGGAGGTGGCCGCCCTGGCTCGGCAGATCGAGGCGCTACCCCCACAACGTCGTGACCAGGTGATGAAGATTTGTAAGAGCGCCCTTGATATGGCGAGCAACGGTTCGCAGCCAGTGGAGACTGTGCCTCCACAAAGCGCTGCGAATGGCTGAGCCAATAGCTCATCTACTGTGGGGCTAATTGCGCCGTTGTCCCGGATCGGACATGCTGTATGTCCATTCAGGGATAACATTTATGACGACCTCAGTTGTAGCCTTGGGAGTGTGCCGGGAGTTGTTCGCAGTAGCGGATGACCTCCGCAAACAAATCAAAGCCGGGGCGCGCGGCATCGCCGTCTGCGTCATGCGGGACGACGGCACCGAATCAGTCGTCTTCGCAGGGGTCTACCGTGACGACCCTGACGCGGCCCTCAAGACGGCCATGGCGATCTCTTGGGAATTGACCAAGAGAACCAGCCCGCCCCTTACCTAAACAGTTTCCCCCAGCCCGACACATCGCGGGCTTTCCTTTATTCCGCCTGAGTCTGGTTCACTCATACGGATATGACTTCATATTCTATCGCTGAGTATGATTCAGATTGACCTGTAGGTACGGTTCGCTCATACTCTCCATATCGGCTCTAACGAGCCAAACACTGGAGAGACGATGACCGAAGCGAAGCACACACCAGTCCAGTTCGGCATGACCGTGGGCGCTGATTTCGAGGCCAGCACCATGACGCTGGAAATGGAGCCGGGCTACGTCGTCGCTGTCGGCCCCGTTGCTGTGCTGCCGCGCGGCACCTATGACGAACTGCTGGAGGCGGTGCGTGCCGTCATGGGCTATCCAGAAATCCGGGGGTACATCGGCTCGATCCTGAGCGCCCAAGCCGACGAGGCAATCGCCAAGGCTACGGGAGCCTGACATGACCTACCAACCCCACCCTACTGGAGATGAGAGATGAGCAACAGCCATGAAGACCATTTGGGCTCGTCCATCTTGACGGCGGAGAGTCTTGCCGAGGTTGATCCGCACATCCTGATCCGCCAAGCCATGCAGGGCCATTGGGACGACCCTGACCTTGATGCCGCTCTGCGCGCGTGCCCCGATCTGGAATGCCAGGAGTGCGCCCGCATCGTCTGCTTCTCCAACGATCCGCTGCACTTCCACCATGACGGATGCCCGTCTTGCGAGATGGCGCATCAAGCCGCCAGAGACCAAAGATGAGTCGCTGCGAAACCTGCGCGCACTGGCAGAAGTGCGACGAATGGGAAACCGGCTACGCGCAAGGATTGGGCCGGTGCGGAGCCGCTCCCATGTTCTGGAACATGACGGAGTGGAAAGAGGTGGACGACGACTACCGGCGCGAATTCAAGCCGGAAGCCGAGAACACCACCGCTTTTGTGCAGGACGGAAGCGACTACGTAGCGAAGCTGTTCACTCGACCCACGCACGGCTGCACGATGCACGCGCCTCGGAAAGATTCTCCGGCCTCCACGAAGTCCGATGTCAAGTGAAAAACAAGGAGCAGCCATGTCCCAACCCCACCAGAGTGAAGAAGCAACGATGAAGACCGTTGGGGGAGAAATCCCATCTGTTTCACCTGGGCTCGTCGGCAATGGGCCGGAGAGTCGCGCAGAGGTTGTCCTCAGCGATCAACAGGTGCGGGCTCTGCGCAGCGAACGTGGTTGGGCGAAGGAAACCATCCGCGCGATTGAGCAAGAAGTCCTCGCGTCCAAAAAGAACGCCGACGCGGACCTGCTGGATGCGTTGGAGTGGATGCTGGATGCGTTTGGGGACCGCAACAAGCCTCCGAAAGCAATGCTCGCGATGGCCGCTGTGCACAAAGCTCGCGCTGCCATTTCCCGCGCCACTGGAGCCTGACCATGCAAACCATCCTCCGCGACCAGCGCATCCCTGATTGCCTCGGAGCGCAAAAAGACAGTTCGGTCAATCTAACCGAGCCCACCTGCACGCCGGAGAGTCTTTCAGAGGCCGATAGCGTGAAGGAGGCAGGGAATGGCTGATCCAGTTTCCCTCATCCGCCGCGCCGCCGCTCAGCTTCGCGCGTGGCAGGAGAAGTACGGCGAGTTTCAACCCGCATGGTTGCCGCCCGCTGGCGATGTTCGTTGGACGGAAGACGCGGACGCCTTCTTGGCCGATCACTTCTGCGACGGTCATTGCACATGGCTGGACCACCACCCGGATTGCGTGCGCGCCGATGGGAGCCAGCAATGAACCTCATCACCTTCCCTCCCCACTCCGACACCCTCGGAGCGCATGAGAACTACTCCGTACTGACAGACGCTGCAGACGAAGCAGACATCCGCCGCCGCGCCGAAGAAGACGCAGGCGTTCGCACCAGGCCAGCTCGCAAGGAGATTGCCGCTCTGGCAACGAACCTCACCGAACTGGAGTTGGGGGCTCTTGTCTCGTCCCTCATCGGTGCAGTGGCTAAGTGTGGATGGAGCCATACCACCACCGGAAAGACGGTGACGGAGTACCTGCTGGATGTGCAGGAAGCTATTGATAGGGGATGTGAATGAACACGAAAGATGACGGCGGCCCGGCGTTCCCGCGCGACCACACACACCTCGGGCATAACGGCCTGTCAATGCGCGACTACTTCGCAGCAAAGGCGATGCAGTCCTTTGTAGCCCGTTGGGCCGGGCACAGCAGCCACAACGCAGGCGGCTGCTTTGAGCACATGGCTGGGCACGCATACGAACTGGCCGACGCCATGCTGAAAGCGAGGCAAACATGAACGCCCGTAACGCCCCTTTGAGGTTCGCCAGAAGGATGGGGGAGCACTTCCCCTGCCCCGAGTACGCCAACCCCATTGAAGCCCCTGCGCCGCGCTCCATGCTGGCATCGCCTTGGTTCTGGCTGGGCGCAGGACTCAGCCTGTTCATCTGGACTGTCTTTGTTCTTGTTCTTACGGCCTGACCATGACGAATCAAAAGAAAAAGGTTCGCCGCCACACCTTAAATAACGGTGACAGATTCGGGCGCCTGATGGTGGTTGGCAAGGGGCCGACACACGGGCGTCGTCAACTCTGGCGCTGCATGTGTGAATGCGGAGGGGATGTTTGCGTAGAGGCGACTGGCCTTATCAACGGGGTAACTAGATCGTGTGGATGCTTGCGCCGCGAAGTTAGTGCAAAACGCGCGGCAGAGAGGAACAGAAAACATGACCTCTCCACCCACCCTATCTACGGACTACGGCAGAACATGATCCGCCGTTGCACCGACCCGCAAGACAAGGACTATCCAACATACGGCGGGCGCGGGATTTCCGTATGCGAAAGATGGCTGTCGAGCGTTGAGGCGTTTCTAGAAGATATGGGGCCGCGTCCGCCTGGGATGTCTTTGGATCGAATCGACAACAACGGCAACTACGAGCCCGGCAACTGCCGCTGGGCAACGTCCGCCGAACAAGCTCGCAACACCCGATCAACCAAGTGGCTGGAACACGCCGGGCAGGTATTGCCAGTTGTCGCTTGGGCAGAGATTACGGGCCTCCCCGTCGACACGCTCTACGGCCGCCTTAAAAGAGGCTGGGACGCGGGGCGAGCATTGACTACGCCGTCGCGCACCTGTGCGGCATCCAAGGAGCCGAACCATGAATGAGGAATACGTTGACAGAGGTCCGTTAACCCAACCCGTGGAGTTGTTCTGCAGTTCCTGCCGGGATGGAGTCTGCCCCGTTCCTGGCGCTTGTGAGATTCCCTCTGCTGAACACGCAAGGAGCATCAAGTTCCTGGCGGTTCTTACTGCTCTTCTTAGAACTACGAAAGGCAAAGGCAATGAAGACCGTTAATTCAGATTTGACCTCGGCTTCCCTGACGGCGGAGAGTCTTGGAAAGGCCGTTGGGCCGATCCCTGCCCGTCTGAAAGACGAGTTCATCGGCTACATGCAGCTTTCGTACGACGACGACGACGCGCCCGATGGTGCATGGTTCGCAGCGATGGAAAACGACGCACGGGCGTTCATGCGCGGACACAAGCTGAAGGGCGACGAGAACGACGCCGTTCATCAACTACTGGACTGGATGCAGCCATGAGCGACAAGACGCACTACCGCAAGGCGTTCGATTCGCCCTACCTGTCCAGCGCCGACATCGTGGAGCCAACCACCCTGACCGTCCGCTGCGTCAAGCTGGAGAAGGACCGGACGAAGAAGACGAAGGACAACTTCAACACCGCCTATTTCGTGGAGCGGGAAATTCGGCCGGGCGAACCGCTCAAACCGATGATCCTCAACGCCACGAATTCCAAGGTGATGAAGGGCCTGACCAGCTCAGCCTTCATTGACGACTGGAACGATGTGCGGATCACGGTCTACGTGGATCACGCCGTCAAGTTCGGCAAGGACACCGTGGAAGGGCTCAGGATCAGTCCGCAGGCCCCGAATCGCCGCGTCCTGACTCCAGAGGCCAAGAAGGCGTGGGAGAACGCCAAAGCGGCCTACAGGCGGGATGGCAACCTCGATGCCGTCCTGTCCCGCGCCGACATGAGCGACGACCACCAGGCGCAACTGATCGCGGAATGCACGCTGCCAGTGGAGCGACCGGAACCCGTCAGCGAGGAGGAAGCCAATGCCGACTAAGTTCCACGATGTCGAGCAGAACACCGACGAGTGGCAGGCCCTCCGGCTTGGCAAGGCGACGGCCTCTCAGTTCGGCTGCTTCATGGCGAACTACGGCAAGGACTTTGGCGACCCTGCCAAGCGGTACGCCCTGCAGATCGCGCTGGAGCGCCTGACCGGCAAGAAGGCCGAGCACGGGTTTTCCAACGAGCACATGGAGCGGGGGCATGAGCAGGAGCCCGTGGCCCGGATGCTGTACTCCGAGGAACACTTCTGCGACGTAGGCAACGGCGGGTTCTTTGACTGCGGCCAGTACGGGGACAGCCCGGACGGACTCGTCGGTACGGATGGCGTGATCGAGATTAAGTCAGTCTTGGCTCCCATCCACTACGCGAACATGCAGCGCGGCAACTACGACCCGGCCTACAAGTGGCAGCTCGTCGGGCATCTGGACTGCACGGGCCGTCAGTGGGTGGACTTCATCTCCTACTGCTCCGACTTCCCCGAGGAATCCCGCCTGTGCGTCTACCGGCTGCACCGGGAGGAATGCGAGGACGAGTTGAAGATGCTCAACGACCGCCGCGCGGATTTCCTGCTGCTGGTGGTGAAGACCATGAACCAGATCAACCTGAAGCAACCGGCCTGATATGTGCAACTACGCCCTACTCGCCCCGGAAGTGAAACAAGCCGCGCAACTGTACGAGTCCGGCCTGTCTATCACGCAGGTAGCCCAGAGGTTCCATGTGAGCAGGCAGGCTGTCGTGAGCGCCCTCAAGCTGATGGGCGTGAAGACCAGAGAGAAGCACGAAGCCAGACGCCTGCGCTGGAAGATGCAATGAAAGATTCTCCGGCCCATCGAACGGGAACGGTCAAGTGACAAAGAAGGTATTTCATGAACACCACCAATGAAGATGGCCGACTGATGGACGCCGAAAAGGACGCCGCTGGCGTGCAGGAGTTCTGCCGCTTCCCCGACTGCAAATGTCCGATGGACCCCGGCCCTTCGCCGGACTGGTGCGCTCGCAGCCTGCCGCATTCCCGTGGCGTGCCGGTTAGTGCCGTCACCGGGCCGCACTGCCGAGACTGCGCTGACTTTGCGCAGGACGGCATATGCCCGAACAGCGGCAAGCCGTGCACCACGGATGGCGTGGACTTACCTGCCGAACCCAGCAACAAAGGAGGCGCCTGATGCACCCGAAGCTCTTGGAATCCACCGTTGCACAGTGCCGCGCCTACATCGAGGCTGGCGACTGCCACGGCGAATCGCCTCCGGTGGAACGGCTGATCGAAGCCGTCGTTCAACTTGCCGCCGCATTGGCGCCTGCGCGACTCAGCGAAGAGCAGGAGGGCGAGGAGTTCATGCGCTGGAACCTGCCGGGCACCGAAGCGGCGCTGGCCTTTCACGACCTGAACACTCACGCCCAGGTGCGACAGGCGTTTATTGACGGCCTGCGTCGCGGCATTGCCCGTGGCGTGACACTTTCTGCCAGCCAGGCAAATCGCTCGGCAGGTACTGGCGCTATTCCTCTCCCCGATGATTCAGGGGGAGAACAGCCATGAAGGCAGATTTGGGAGCGGCCATCTGCACGGCGGAGAGTCGCGGAAAGGCTAAAGCGTGAGCGACCCATTCGTTATCGACGGCCAGACTTGTATCAGCTTCAGCGGTGGGCGTACCTCTGCCTACATGCTGTGGAGAGCCTTGCAAGCTAATGGAGGGCTGCCGCCTGAAGCTCGCGTCCTATTTTGCAACACCGGAAAGGAAGAAGAAGCCACCCTTCGGTTTGTGGAGGAATGCAGCCAGCAGTGGGACGTCCCGATCACCTGGCTGGAGTACATGGATTCAGCCGGCGTCGGGGTGACGGACTTCGCCCACGCCAGCAGGAAGGGGGAGCCGTTTGAAGCGGTCATCGCCCAGCGTGGAGGGGTTCTGCCGAACCGGGTAGCCCGCTTCTGTTCCTCAGAACTGAAGACACGGACCATGCACCGCTACCTCCGGTCGCTAGGCTGGACGGAGTGGGACACCTTCATTGGCATCAGGGCCGACGAGCCGCGCCGCGTGGCGAAGTTCAGGGCGAACCCGCACCCGGAAGGCAAGCACGAAGAGGTGCACATGCCGCTGGCAATCATCGGTGTGGGTGCGCAGGATGTTGGCGCGTTCTGGCGGTCAGCGGGGTTTGACCTGGAACTGCCGAACATGAACGGCAAGACCATGCACGGCAACTGCGACCTGTGCTACCTCAAACCTGCTCACCAAGTCTTCAGCCTGATCGCCGAAAAGCCAGAGCGGGCTATCTGGTGGGCCGAGCAGGAGAAGAAGGCCGAAGCCCATGCGACGGGCAACGCCTGCCGGTTCCGTGATGACCGCGCAAGCTATGCCGATATGGCGGCATATGCGGCCAACCAGCAAGACGCATTCGGGCACCCAGACGAAGAAGGCATCGCGTGCCTCTGCGGCGATTGAAAGATTCTCCGCTGTCACGAAGTCCGACCAAATGAAAAAGCATCTCCCCTCCCCCTTCTGACTCCAGAGTTATCTATATAGCCTATGAGTGACAAACAGCCTTCAATTCAATGTGGGCTCGTCCTCCTT